AGCCTCGGTCTCGTGGGCTCGGAGATGTGTATAAGAGACAGATTATATATAATATGCGAGTCTTTTTAGGTGATTTTTGAACTGGTGTCTAAAATCGATATGCCAGGAATAGAGTTTTGGAGATCCCAATTCTCAAGTTAAGGCTCAGTTAGGGCTGGTTTAGGGTACCTTTTAAGGCCTTAAAAGGTAGGTTAAGGTACCTTAATATGGCCTTCAGGGATTAGGTTATGGCCCTATCAGGGCCTTGAAATATTATTTGCATATATTATATATTATTACTATATTTGTATAAAGAAATAAAAAGAATAAACCATAAAAACATTTAAGGCCATGCTTAATATTAAGGATTTCACTACTGCTCTGGAAATTATCTCCAAATCACATTCAACTGAATTAGCCATTAATATTCCTAAGAATAACTTCGTAGGGAATATGGGCCAGACCGAATTTAGGTTGCATATTAAGAAGTGCGTACCTTCGGTAATAAATAATTTGATCCAGGTAGGTTATATCCTTAATATGGGTCCGGAAGGTTTGGAGGTAGATAAGATCTAGCCTTCAAAAGGCCCTAATATTTAATTTGCATATTTAGTATAAATATATTATATTTGTAATGCAATTAAACTAATTAAATATTTAAAATTATGGAGTACAAGGTAAGTGCATTTAAGGTTATTATTAATGGGGTTAATGCCTACAGTTGGATTATCCGATCCCTGGTTAATAATGGTTGCAATCCCAATGCCCTGGCTGAGTTGGATTATAACACAGGGGTTATTGCCTTTGATATATATTTGGCCGATTGGGATTGGTTATGCGAGTTATTGGATTATACGGAAGAGCCAGATACTACCCGGGATCAGTTGGTTGAATTTTATAATAAAATCCGTACTGAGATCCCGGAGTTGGATGGTTACCCGGAATATAATTAAGGCCAATGGCCTTAATTATTAAACGGCAGTGAATAAATAATGTTTATGGTTATGAAAAGATTTAATCTAATAGACTCAGTTAAAAGCTTAATGAGCAATTACTCAAATGAGAGAGGTGACCAATACTTTAATATTGGTATGACTACTGAGTTTAATTCACAATGGGATCATAGTAATTATCAATCGTTATATTTGGGATATAATCTAGACATGTATGATGGCCAGGATGAATACCCAGATATAATCAGTTGTGCTACTGGTGATTTAATAGGCAAACTGATCAATAAGTTAGATGATCATTTCGGGGCTGATTATGACATTAATCAGGTAAGTAGCCAAATAACCATAGTTACCCTGAATAAAGTGGGGATTGTATTAACATTAGTTAACAGCAATTTAGGATTATATATAACTTATCTTCAGAACTAAGAATGCTTATAAGCAATAGATGGAGTTGGCCATCTTTATTTGCTTTCAATATCTTTTCTGTAAGGCCTGCCAACTCAGGCCTTTTTTATTTATGAGCTTATAAGGCCTTGTATTTCGCTTTTAGTGGTAAGTATATTATTAAGGCCCTATTTCGCTTTTAGTGGCTTGGCTTATAGGCCTTTTATATTATAGGCTAAGGTATCATATAGGTACCCAACCAGGCCCTCAGATATTATATAATATAGGGGGAATGAATGCAAGGAAAGGTGTATCCCAATGCAAGCAGGGGCATATCATAGAACTTTACAATTAATAAGACAAGTATTTAGTTATTTATAAATATATGATACTCTAGATATATGGGGACAAAGGCCGAAAATGAAGATGAACATTAAAGGCCGAATATTGGACTATTCTGTACCTCATGGTGCCAGCTAAGGCCATAATTGTATCAGACCATATACCAACAAACCAACTTATCATCATGGATCATTAAACAGACCTACTGCCTGAACCTAAACCGATTATTTTGTATAGTTAAAATTGATCTAAATAAATACTATTATAAGAAAAAATAATCAAAATTTATGTCTAAAAATTTGCATTAAAAAAAATTCAGTAGTATATTTGTAATACAGAAAAGAACAAAGCATTTTATTAACCTTTAATTTTTACTATTATGAAAGCAAATGAAATTTTAGCAATTGGTAATGAAATTTTTTCGACCAGCGAAAGAAAATCTATTTATCGCAAAGAAATCTTTGCAGAGTGCAAAACGGACAAAGAAAAGAAAAATTTGCGTATGAAATTGCGCAAGAAATTAGACGCTTTTATTACCGAATTTATTGCCAGCAATAAAAATGCAGAGAAAAGAAAAGCATTGAAAAAAGCGTGGCAAGAATATGCAAAGCAAGTTTACATTAATGTAGAATGTATCGTAGACGCAAATGCAAACACAGAAAAGAAAGACACGATTAAAAATTTCCTTTCTGCAATGAACGAAAAATAAAGATATGAAACTACTAAATAAAATAAAACATATATTTGATAAAAAAACATACGAATTTCAAATATATGTAAATGAAAAAGAAACTATTTTAATTCATGGATTGAAAAAGAAACAAATAAAAAATAAAATAACTTATCAATTTATTGAAAATAAAATAGTAATTAAATTTCATTGAAGAAGTAGGGGGCATAATTTGTCCCCTATTTTTAATTAATTTTAATTTTGCGATAGGGACACCGTGTGCCCTTTTTACTGCCAGTTCCCAAAGAAACCTCGCGATAAGAGTTACATCACAAACTGTAGTTAACTTCATTTTTACTGCCAGATGTTTTAGGCTCCTCGCATTAAAGGCTCCCATGAAGGGCCATAATTTTACTGCTAGCTCCAAAATAAACCCAGTGATAAAGCTCATAATAAGGGAATTGATCACTACCCCCCTTCCCCACACAAAATGAAGAACCTATCTAAAGGCTCTTCATAAAATTTTTCAGGATATTTTTATGGCTCCTATTATAAGGCTCTACCATTTACCTTAGCCTCATAAATCCCTATCAATTTATCAAAGGCCTTAATCCTGGATTCTTTGTCATTCCTTTCCCACCAGTAGTCCCTTAAAGGCAAATCACCTCTCTCATAGCTTTCATATGCCTTAATATTCCTATTACCATCTAAGAAGTCGAAATTGAATTCGGGTATCAGGGCAGGAATCCATTCATTACTGTACATTATCTTACCTTCGAATTTATATAAGGGATGGTCCATCTCCTGTAGTATACTTATAAGGTTGGCTTCCAAATCAGGAGAGTAAAGAATAGCCTTACCGAAGGCATTACACATACCATGAAGTAATGCACTATTAAGGTAGCATTTCTTGGCTTTGATTATCCATTCCAGGATAGTTGTATTTTTCTCCATCTGTTCCATTGTTAATCTACGATTTGAGTTGGAGGGTTCTTCTCCCAGGATTCACTTACTGGGTCCTTATAATAAGGGTTGATGAATATCTTCCCACATTGACTACATCGAGTTATGTAAGGCTTGTTTTCACTTAAACCATATTTCTCTACCTTAGTTATAGCTTTACAATCAGAGCATTCTATTAAGAACTCAAATCCATCGTTGATGTAAGCCCTTTCAGAGGTGTATTCGGTTTTTAATCGGTCACCCTCTCTAGTAAGGGATATTACTTTTTCTTCGATACCCAATCCCATATCCTGAACTACATAGGCAGGGCCTTCAAATGAGTTGTCAACTTGTGGCTGACCATCTTTATCCAGGGTTATTCCCTTAGTATTACTAATGATTTTAGGCATAAGGCTTAATTATAATTATTGTAATGGTGACTACCAGTATACAAATTATTCCAAATATAAATAACTCACCTATTTTCTTTAATAAATCTCTGGTCTGGTTCTTTAACCTTAGCCTTCTGTTTGAAATAGAACTTGGTTTCTACGAAAAGATATGGGTATTCCTTATTCTCTAGGTCATATACCAAGGTATAATCTACGCCCCTAACGTTAGCTTTCATATAATGAAACTCTCTCCAAGCCTCATCATTCAGATTCTTGATTACTTGTTCGAAAGAACGTACAAAACCAACTCTCTTCCTTAGATACTTCTTTGTTCTACCAACTTCTTGGTAAAATATTTCCTCTACTACTCCACCGGCAGCATAGAACTGACCGGGAGTATAAACTTTTACTGCCATATAAATATTTTGATTAAGGTTCCCAAATGTCAAATGTTTGGTCTGGTTTTGTAGAAATTAATAAATAGTACCCATCTCTTTTTACCCTTAACTTAGAGTAGGTTATTCCATATTTCTTATAGATACTAACCTCTGTTTCATTTAGTAAGTTTTCTATACTACCTTTGAGTTGTCCACTGAATTTTTGAGGATAGCCATTTATCATAGACTTTATCCCTCCACATAACCTGTCGGATATCAGAGAAGGAATATCCCCGTCTATAACTACCTTTTCTATGTAGGCATCCCATACTGGTATATCATTCTTTTGTTGATATGTTGCACTTGGTATGATTATATCTATATCAGTTCTTCTTATCGCCATGTCTGAATATAACTTTTATAGTTAAAAAGAATAATCCCATCACTACTGCTGGACTCATCATCCATATAAGGAATAAAATTCCATACCTTACTTTAGTGCTTGACCTTTTCAAAGGAGTTTCACTTATTACACTTCTGAGAAAGATACAGAAGATAAACCCTAAGATATACATGATGATAAGTGTATATCCGAACCAAATTGGTGGTGTTGATGTTAGCATACTATGTATGAAATGATGATTAGACCTATAAAGCAGATGATGAATGTTTGAAAGGCTTCTTTTTTGCCATTTTCCCAGGATTCATTGCCTTCATACTCTTTGTTTATTCCTTTCCAAGCTTTGCTAAGTACTCCCGCATCTGAAATCCCATTGTCTATAACCCTTATAAAGTGATTTGTTATAAGGAATCTTATCATGAAACGTATCATTTTTCTTCCAGTTTTTCAAGTATACGACTTAGTTTATTAGCTGCATATCTAACAATCTCTGGATTTTCTATCCCTTTGTTGTTGATCAGAGTCAATTTCTCCAAATTTCTGGTTAAAAGTCTCTGTGCCATGAGATTTTTATACTTTTCCTCATCAAAAGGTTCAACTTTATATGTTGAATTCAGTGGATGAAGAGTTCTATCTGTCTTTATCCCATTTTCTAGGGTATAAATCCCCTTATTTCGATCAACAATTTTGATCTTTTCAAAAAATGCAGTGCCAGTTACCAGTAGTAAATCTCCAACTTTCATATAGTTTTGATATTAAATTTGCATATTATAGTAGTCTTTAGCAAGACCATCAGGTATATATTAAACAAATCTATTTTCAATGAATGTACTTGGTATCTGTGGAGCGCAAGGAGCGCTTCTTTTCGAGTTTAAAGATCATCTTGTAGCTAATGTTGAACCAAGAGCTGTATTCCATTCCAAAGGAGAACTACAATGGAAGCTTAATTTTGGTGATATTCCATTCTTAAAGAGCCTTGAAGAAGTGAAATTTACCAAAATTGACATGATCATTGGTTCTCCATCCTGTGGTCATAGCTCTGTATTCTCCTATTCAAGGAAGAAAACCCTGGGTAAACCAAGAGAAGATGCAACCTTAAATCTGTATCTTTCTAGTGTTAAGAAGTTCAAACCAGCAGTATTTATGCTTGAGAACCTTCCAAAGCTTCTAGATTTCATCCCTATCAGTGAATGGGAAAATAATTTGCCTGATTATCAGCTTATAGTACACTGTCATTCCGTTACGGTATTTGGTAATTCCCAGAAAAGTAGGAAAAGATTAGTGATGATAGGAGTACGTAAGGATTCTGGAATCAATCCAAAAGTATTTGATCACACTTTTCAAGTAACTAAGCCTAAGAATCTGTGTCAATTGAAGAAAAAAGTAAGAAAAGACATAAATTACAGAGAATCTGATGACAAGAAATTAGCAATGTATCATTATGCTGATAAGTCTAAGACAACTCTTACTGTAGCTCAAGTGAGGAAGCTATGGAAAACTGAATTCAAAAATGATCACAAATGGCCAATGAGAACTCATAAGATGAAAACTCTACCAGGAGTATATCGCAATAGGAAGAGAGGTTACCCTTTGACTGTGAGACCTTCATCCAGGCAATTTAATCCTCATGGAAGGATAATGGGACTTGATGAATATAGAGTCATCATGGGATTCCCAGAATCATTTAAGGTATATTTTGATAAGAACAATCCAACCTATTGGTTGAACAAGGGGAGGAATACCCTGACAAAAGGAGCTGTATACGAGAATTCACTTTGGTTAAAGGCTTGCTTGAGGAAAGCTAAAATACTCTAATCAAGCCCCCTATCGCGTATACGCATACGTATAAGGAGAATTCTATTAGTATTTTAGTATACTAAAATACTAATAGAAGTTTATATAGCTAAAGCTATATAAACATATACTTTGTTCTATAGTAGTATTCTTATTCTTTCTAGATTAAGACTTACTTCTTTAATCCCCCCTATAATCCCCCCTTAATGGTTTCATAAAATCTCAATCACATGAAAAATGTAATCTTAACCATAGCCTTCATACTTATGACCTTAACCATATTCTGGATGTGGGATCAGAATTCAGAGTTAAGGCATGACTTGGAAAATATCAACCATCAACCAGATACAGTTTGGGTTAATAAACCCTTTGTTCCAAAGGTAGAGTTTCCAAAAATACAATTACCAAGTATGGTATTCATCTATCAGATAGATTCAGTACCAATTGAACGAATAGAGTATGTTGATAGAGTAGTTACCATCATACAGAAAGATTCAGTGAAGGTTGAATACAATGAGTTGTTCTTAACTAACTATCCACAAGCTCCAAAACTACTGCAGATACTTTCCAGTAGAGATAAACTGTCAATCACTACCTTCAATACAGACTGCAAACTATTTACTGAAGAGTATCAGGTAAATTATGATCGTTATCAGTACAACTATTCGGATGGGAAGTTAACCAATAAGAAAACGTCACTCATAAAAAGGTTTGATCCAGTCGTACAATATACCATCAGACCGGTACATAACATGCATGATCTGGATTTAGGCTTGAAGTACAATACCAGTAAATTTAATTATGAGGCCGGGTTGAATTTCAACTATTATCCCAAACTCAGGGACAATTTATCACTTGATCCTTACATAAGAGTTTCATACAGTTTTTGATATGGCAAGAAAGAAGACATTACTAGAAGGAGATACAAATATTACACCGGAACAACTTAAGACCTTGGTCAAAGTTATGAAAGACCCATTTCTATTCTCAACTTTTTGTTATGTTATTAACCCCGTTCTTGGTATGGTAAAGTTCTCACTGTACCCTTTTCAGAGAGCTGTACTATATCAATTCATGAAGAACAGGTTTAATATCATCCTAAAGTTCCGTCAGGCTGGTATTACCGAGTTAATCTCCATGTACTGTCTGTGGTTAGCTATGTACCATCCAAATAAGAAGATAAACATTATCTCTATTAAGGATACCGTAGCAAAGAAGGTTCTGAAGAAGATAAAGTTCATGTATAAGAACTTACCATCATATCTACAGGAACCAATCATAAACGGTAGAACTGGGGAATTTGGATCTGTATCAACTATTGAGTTTGCAAATGGTTCTGTGATAGAATCCATTCCGACTTCTGATCAGGCGGGTCGTTCTGAATCACTATCTTTGTTGGTAATTGATGAGGCAGCAATTGTACGATGGGCTTCAACCATCTGGGCATCGGCATTCCCCACATTAAGCTGTATATCAGGGAGTTACAAAATATTACTCACGACGAACCCACATCGGAAAAATCCAGAGGGTAGTAAAAAGGGGTTACAGGCTTTCTTGAAACCCATAGGAGAATTAGCCCCATCAGAGGTAGGAATAAGGGATTTAAGAAAAGAGGGGTTATACACTTTAACTCATACTGGAGCTTGGAAACAAATTTTAGATGCCGTGTATAAGGGTAAACTTTTAACTTGGGAGGTAGAAGATTGCCGGGGTAAAAAATTAGATTGTACTCCTAAACACCGATTATTAACTCCCCAAGGTTGGAAGACGGTATCCGATATCATCCGGTATGATTTAAAGGTAGTTCAGATAGATACTAAGTATGGTTCCATAAATAATACCGCCCCATTAGTAAAGCCCCCGAAGAAAGTTATCTTCAAGCCGTTATTCACTTTCGGTAAGTTTGATTATCAGATAACTAATTTCGGTGAAATATACAGGGTTAACTCCGATGGAGAGAGAACTAAAGTTAAGTTGAGAGTACATAGAGGATACAATACTCTTACTCTATTTTCTAAGTCTCAGGGTGGTATCAAAAATTGGAAAGTATCCAGGTTAGTGTATAAAACTTTCGTGGGTCATATACCAGATGGATATGTAGTTGATCACATCAACAATAATCCTTTGCAAGATTGGGTGACTAATCTGAGATGTGTAACTAATTCAGAAAACATAAAGAAATCATACGAAACCAATTTAGCTTATGTCACATCTCTCTCTGGATATCCCATAGAATTACATTCAAGAGTATTACAGGCCATTGATTTAAACCCCGGTAAGAGTGATCAAGAAATTAGGGATTTATTGTATAAACAAGGTTTAAGTTTAAGTCGGAAAAGTATAGGTAACATAAGGAGAAAGTCTAAAATATACTTGTCAAAGCTTATTGTAAATCGAGAATATATAACCGATATCTATGATATTCACGTAGATGGAGATCATTCTTATATACTCCCCACTTGTAACTTTATAAACCATAACACTGGTGGTTCTGCAATCGTAAACTCTTGTATCACGGGAGACACCTCCATCATAGGTCAAGGTGGACCTTTCCGAGTTGATTCTATCTGTCCGAAAACTTTTGGTAAGATGGATATCTCTCACCTTGGGTTGAAAGTGTTATCTCACACTGGGAAGTGGCAAAGGGTACTGGGCTCAGTAAACAAGGGTATACTAAAGACTTGGGAAGTTCACAATGAATGGGGTAAAGTAATTAAGTGTACTCCCGAACATAAACTGTATACCTTAGAAGGTTGGTTGCCTGTATCAGAGATTATTAAACGCGATATACCAGCTATCTTTTATCACACTTCCCTAAACAGTTTAGAGCAGAATCCAGTAACTGTAAAACCCGTTGGATTTAAGTATAACTTACTGGAGGTGGCTTATATAAAACACCGTTATCAGAAGCTTGGTTGCTACCCAAGAGTATTAGAACAAATCTCATGGGAAGTATATGATAAGTTTAGGATTAAACGGGATAGAGCCTACATTCAAAATATTGTATCTGGTAAACGTGGAGGAAGTATTTACCTTTCTAAACTGAAAGTGGTAAGAAAGTATTACGACACCATTTATGATATTTGCGTTGAAAACGATGAATCTTATCTCATAAACGAAGACTACGTGTCTCATAACACCCCTTATGGCGTCGGGAACTTCTTCCACGGTGCTTGGGTAGATGCTATAGCTGGTGGTAACCCGCTTAATCCCATCAGACTCTATTGGCAGATGCACCCTGATAGAGATCAGAAGTGGTATGAGGAGATGTCTACTGCTCTTGGTCCAAAGAGAACTGCTCAGGAGATTGATGGTGACTTCCTATCATCTGGTAATACAGTATTTGATTTAGTTGATATTAAGGCTATAGAAGAGTGCTTATCTGACTATCCCATTATCAATACACGTTTGAAAGGTCAGTATAAGGAATTCAATGAGCCTGATCCAAACAAAGAGTATTTCATCGGTGGAGACTGTGCCACTGGTAGAGGTACTGACTACTCTGCATTTACCTGTATGGATAGAGATGGAGAAGAGTCTGCAGTATACAAGGGTAGAATACCTTTGAACAAATATGCTCGTTTACTTGGTGATGTTGGAGAAAAGTATAATTTTGCTAAGCTAGCTCCAGAGACTAATGATGTTGGTATGGCTGTAACAACTATACTCCAAGATGAAGGTTATCCAAACCTATACTTCTATACTAAATTGTTAAGGAAGAAACGTCACAGTCGTCCAGAAGAAGAGAAGTTCCCGGGTTGGTTAACAACCGCAAAGAATAGGTCAGTAATTGTAGAGAATCTTGAAAAGGATATAAGGGAAAACAATGTGGTAATTAAAGATCCGTTCTTTGTTCAAGAGGCTTATACCTTCATATATGATGGTGCAGGAAGACCTATTGCCCGAGGTAAACATAGAATGAGTACCTCATCTATGGATATTGACTTAGAGGGTGAAACATATTCCGATGACTCCATATTCGGTAAAGCCATAACAAATCACATCAGATGTCATAGTGCATCATCAATTGTGGTTATTCCTCAGTAGAACATAAACAAATTTACATAACATGAAACTTAATCCTATCAGTTGGTTCACAAGGTCAAAGCCTAAAGAATCAAAGAACAAAGACGAAGGAAAGGGTTCTATAAGTCCAGGAAGAGTTTCCCAACCAGATGATGGTGTGGGGAATTCTGAGTTGATTACCACTCTTAATGGTATGACTAACTTAGTAACCCCGACGTTTAGAACTGAACTAATACCTATTATTCGAGATTTATATAAGGTGAATCCAGATGTTAGTATTGCATTGCAAGATATGTTTAAGCTATCTAACACTGGTCATACTATAGATTTCCCAAATAATACTCCAGAAGAGTCTACTAAGATGAGGAATCATCTTAGAGAAGTATCAAAGAAGTGGTCAAGATATACAGCTGGTATAGATGGATTGGTAAATAAGTTCATTGTTCAGCTTCTGGTTGGTGGTGCAATATCAGTAGAGGGTGTACCAAATAAAGAGTTAACTGGACTAGAGACAATACTCTTTATTAAACCAGAAACTATAAGGTTTAAGAGAGAGAACAATGGAGTATATCATCCATATCAGAGGAATCCAAGGATAGTAGATGGAGTAAAGGATACATTCATCAGACTTAATACAGAAACATATTGTTATGTTGGGATGTACAATGATACTGATGAACCGTATGGAGTACCTCCATTTATGTCTGCATTAGACTCTATAGCTGGTCAGCATACTATGAGAAAGAATTTCAAACATATCATGGAGATCATGGGTATGGTTGGATTCTTAGAGGCAAAGATGGCTAAACCTCCTCGTACTGCTGGTGAAAGTGAAAAAGCTTATCAAGGTCGTCTAAACAGTACACTCCGTAAGATGAAGACTAACATAGTTAGTGGTATGTCAGATGGAGTTGTAGTTGGTTATATTGATGATCATGAATTCGACCTGAAGTCAACATCAGCTTCTATGCAGAACATAAATCTCCCGTGGAATATGAACCAGCAGTCTGTTGCTAATGGGTTGGGGGTAAATGGTTCTATCATAGGAGTATCAGCATCTCAAGCTGGAACAGAAGGAGGGGCTGGTATACAGCTGTCAAAGATGATATCCCAGTTAAAGAATATCCAAACACTTGTAATATTTGTATTGGAATTCTTTTATTCTCTAGAACTGCGTCTGGCTGGATTTAATAACAAGGGAATAACAATTCAATTTGGAACTTCAACAGTTTCTGATGACATTAAGTTACAGCAAGCAAGGGAATATAGGGCTCGTGTAAATATAACACTTTACAATCAGGGTATCATAAGCCAGGATCAATTTGCACGTGATATGGGGTATGAAGCTCCTGATCTACCAGAACCCCGTACACCAGTAGATTCAGATGATTCATCCGGTACTGGTGATACAGATACTGGTAAAAAGAAAAAGGATAGAAAAGACGATAAAGAAAAGTCTGATCGTAAAGGTAGAGATAAAAATAATCCGAACCCAAGAAGAGGTGATCAAGATAGTAAACCGAGATAAATTATGCCAAAAAATCATCAAAACACCGATGTAATGGTGTTGAGTGCAGCACATAGCTTGATGGTATCAGATGTACCAGATATAGTTATAGACGCTCACTCTCTTTCTGAAAATTTTTACAAAGGAACTAGCAATTTTAGAGATGATCCTAAGAAGTCATTAGAAAGGTTCGGTATGTTTGGTGGAACTTTGAATGTAAATCAGTTCATGCCAAATGTAACTGCAGATATGCTGAAGCCAAAGGATAGTGACTTCATAGAACCTATGTTTAGAATGCTTTCTGCAGCTATAGTAGCTAAGAAGTATAACCCAACTGAATTTTCTGAGGATGTATTAAAAGAATCCATGCCATTATTAGTAGGTCAATCGGTAAATCTTGATCATGAGACTGATGTAGCTAATGCTATAGGATCAGTTAAATCCGTTGAGTGGCAAGATGCTTACAAAGATGAAAAGACTGGAGTAGTAATACCTGCTGGTATAAACGGTATACTGAAGATAGATGGATTATCAAATCCACGTATAGCTCGTGGTATACAAATGGATCCACCTTCTATACATTCTAATTCTGTAACTGTAGAGTTTGCATGGGAACCATCCCACCAATTTGAGGATATATGGGAGTTCTATTCTAAACTTGGTACATATACAGATAAGGGAGAACTTATACGTAGGGTTGCTACAAAGATAATCTCTTATAAAGAGACATCTCTGGTATGGCATGGAGCTGATCCATTTGCTCAATTGATTAAGAGTGGTAGGTTAAATAGCCCTGCTTATGCTGGAAGTCAGTATTATTCTTTTTCCGAAGAGAAAGCAGCCGAGGCTAATGATCCGATAAAGAGGGTATCTCTATTCGACTTCAAGGTTCTTTCAGAAAAAGATATAAAGTACAATACCAGTAAATCTAATAATGAAAAGGGTGCCGGAAAGGGTAACCATAATAACCAAAATAATAAAACAAACATGGACAAAGAATTGCAGCAGATGCTTGCGAGCCTCTTTGGTGAAAATCTTTTGACCCTTTCTGAAGGTCAGGAAGTTTCGACAGAGCTGGCTCTCACCCAGATTAAAACTCTGGTACAGCAGAACAAGGACTTCGCTGATGCTGTGAAGGCGAAGGATGAGGAAATTGAAAAACTCACTGAGGAAAAGACCAATCTTGAAAAAGACCTCAATTCTTACAAGGAGGCTAAAGAGAATTGGGATTGCCACATTAAATCGTATCGTGAGGAAACGGTGGCAGCATATAAGAAAGTTTCTGGTGAGGATAAGGTAGACCAGAATATCCTGGCTTTACTGGAGAATGAAGGAACAACTCTGGAGACTCTCAAAGCTCTGCGTAAGACTTATGATGCACAGCTGGAAGAGAAATTCCCCATGCACTGCAATAATTGCGGTTCTCATGATGTTGGCCGAGCATCATCTATTAATCCCGAAGATGATGAGGAAAAGAATAAGGCACCGAAATCTACTCGTGATATAGCTTTAACTTTGGCAGATCGTAAACTTCGGGGAGAAAAGAAATAACAAACAACTAAAATATCAAGTTAAATTATGGCAGACTTACACAAAGTGGGTGGACGGACCCCACAGGCTGTGATTTACAAAAGTGAATCGCACAAGCTTCATCAGGCATTTCCGGTAAAGAGTGGCGATACCATCGTTCAGGGTCAACCAGTAAAACTTAATAACGATGGAACTATTTCTCCGTATACTGGGGCAGCTGGTGATATGTATCTCGGTATTGCTGTTAACTACAGTAAGTATCCTGCATATCCTGCAAATGCAGCTGGTGTAGAAGTAACTGTAATGGTAGAAGCCTTTGCAATTATACACGGTATAGCTAAGGCAGAGCTTACCACCACTGGTTATGTTAAGACCGATGGAACTTTGGATGAAAGCGGAACGTATACAAACTTCCAGCCCTCCGATGCAAATGCAGAGACTAAGTTCATAGCTATCAACGTAGCTGAGGTTGGTGATCTGATTCAAATCCTGGTAAAATAACAGAAAATAACATTACTAAATATGGCAGAAAAAACCTTAACTCGGGAGCAGTACTTAAAGGAGCTTCCCGAAATTGTAAAGAACATGGATGGCTTCCGTCAGGGAAGCAACAAGAGTCTCCCAGTGGATATTCATCTGGGTGATATGCTCCAGGAGAAATACGGTCTCACTCAGGAGGATTATTTCAAGGCTATCGGTTTCAACCCGAAAGTTGATACGATGGAGAATATTTACTCCATGCCTAATCCTGAGCTGCGTTGGCTTGTTCCTGAGATTGTACGTGAGGCAATCTATCTTGGAATGCGTGAGGCACCTTTCTATCCGAACATCATTGCATCTGATCAGCCTATTAATGGGCTAACGGCTATCATGCCTCTGGTAAATATGTCGGATGCTAATCCTGCACGAGTTAACGAGGCAGAGACAATTCCTCTGGGTACTGTATCCTTCGGACAGAAGTCGGTAAACCTTTTCAAGATCGGTAAGGGATTCAAGGTAACCGATGAGGTACGTAGCTATGTATCCATGGATGTAATGGCCATCTTCCTTCGTGACTTCGGTGTTCAGCTTGGTTATGCAATGGATGCTCTGGCAATGGATGTACTCGTAAAGGGTAACAAACTTGATGGTTCTGAATCGGCTCCTGTTATCGGTATAGGTAATACTCAGAATGGTATACAGTATCGTGACCTTCTCCGGGTATGGATTCGTGCATCTCGCCTTGGTCGTCAGTTCCGTACTATTATCGGTGGTGAAGAGCAGGCACTTGATCTGCTTGATATGCCTGAATTCAAGTTACGTTCGTCGGGTACTACTGATGCTCGCTTGAACCTGAAGACTCCAGTTCCAAATTCGGCAGACTTCTATATTCACGGTGGAACTCCAGAAAATGAGGTAATGCTTGTAGATCAATCGGCTGCCATGGTTAAGTTGACTGCTAAGCAGCTTATGCTTGAGTCTGAACGTATAGTATCGAACCAGACAGATGCTATTTATGCTTCGTTAACTACTGGTTTCTCGAAGATGTATCAGGATGCTTCTATCCTCATAGATGCAACTAAGGAATTCTCTACCAATGGATTCCCTGATTACATGGATGTAGATAATTACCTGAAAGGCATCCTCGAATAATTAAACCACTTAACAATATAAGGAGGGAGTATATACTCCCTCCTTTAATCCATTTAACTATGGCAAAATACATAAAACTTAATCCAAAGGCAAGTATCTTCTATGATCAGGCTTCTAAAATTAAGGTACTTCGCAAGGATGTTGTTGAGATAACCGAGAATCAGTTTAATTCCCGGGTAATCCGAGCAGCTATTGCAAATGGTTACCTTATAGAAGCTAAGGCAGAAGAAGTTAAAGTCAAGACAGAAGAAGTTAATCCTAAGAAGAAAGCTGATTCAAAGAAAGAAGTGGACACAGAAGCTCTTAAAGATAAGTTCATTGGTCTTATAGAGGCAGGCGAAGCTCCAGAAAAAATAAAGGATCAGTTCAATGGAGAAGAGCTGAAAGCTTTGGCTATCTCTTTAGATATTGAACCAGAAGATGGTGATACTAAGCTTGACTTGGTAAATGCCATTTTAGATGAGTTTAACAGCGGAGAAGACGAGTAATATATGAAAACGGTGGATTTTTTATCTACCGTAGTTGGACTAAATGCAAGGTTCAGGGCATTCGCTGATGAGCTACCTCATGATTTCACGGTAACATGGGTATTTGGTGATGGGAAGACAGAATCACATGTAGGTGTGGTAACTGCTTCCCATCTTTATGAAAATCCTGGCGACTATGTTGTCAAGGTAACAATAACAAATAACTATGGTGGAGAGAATCTTTCCAAAACCAATGTAATCGGAGTTAGTGATCAAGTAAATACCCAGTTGCCTGGCAGTATCTATGAGCTGATAGACACTTATATTCCTGAGGATATCTTCGGTAAGGTTTCTCTTAAAGAGAAGCAGCAATTCATTGAAAAATGGCAGCTGTATATTCAGCCGCTAGTAAATCATGAGATTCCCATAGAGGAATTTAATAATGAGTTGTATTATGAAGCTCTAGAAAACCAGCTAATTATGGAATTGGCAGCCTATGATTATATGGTTGTACAAATATCTTTAATGGTTGGTGCTACTGCAGAATCGGTTAAAGACAGTAACTCAACCTCTAGCTCAGAATCAGAATCTTCTGAATCAAGTAGAGGTTCAGGTGAGGTTAAACGAATACAAACAGGTCCAACTGAGGTAGAATTCTTCAACGATACAGACTCAGAATCTAAAACCTCATCCAATGTTATAAAAGCAATGCAACCAGGTGGAGTTATTGATATACTCAAACAAAACCTGTGTATGCTTGCTGAAAGACTTTCCATATATCTACCTATTTGCAGAACAGTGAAGAAGGTAGTAGTTCCAAAAGTAGTCAATCACCGGAGGCCAGGTCCATTAGATGGCCCAGACCCAGGCTTCCCAGTAAAGAAGTAGGGTATGGCACGAAGGAAAAGGATTACTAATGGAGTATGGGATAGATACAAAGCCATAGTAAATGACTTTGTTGAAGTGGATGCAGGGAAGCAACCTCTAATCTGGTTGAAGAGATTTGACCAGATGTTATCTTACGGTGAAGATACTGGAAACAACTATGAACCGTATCTATTGGATGGCTTAATCCAATATAACTACATAAGAACTTGGCCTTCATTAAAAGAAACCGTATCAGGTGAATTAGACGGTATCAATATTGTGCTATACGTAACCAAGAGGTCATTAGCAGAGAATGGACATTTAACCAAAGATGGTTACTGGGACTTTGACTGGGCACAGGATAAGTTTGTAATCAATGGTAAAGTATATTCTCCATCTGGTGATACTCAAGTTGCTCAAGCACATGATGAGGCTTTGTTATTCTTTGTAGTATTGAAGAGAGAGACTCCTGAAGAGACGAAAAAGATACTTAATTACATGGAAAATGTAGGCAAGTACCTTGAGTTGACCAAGTACATCCTTGAACTAAACGAAATGAATAATTACGAGGATGAAACTACCGTAAAGACGAATACTACATTTAGAGTTAGACCCAAATAAAAAAAAAAAAAATGGCTGAAGTAAAACAGAATGGTGTAGTTGTTAGTCCTTCTACTGGTTCTGGTAATACCACTTTACAGGTAAAGGCAGAAGTTGCTAACCGTGGTAACCGTTTAGCTCAGACTGCCACTTTTGAAGTAGAGGGTTCCGGTGTAGCTGAGAAGAAGCAATTTGTTGCTAACCATATCCCAGCTGCAGAGTTCATTGAGTTTGATAATGCTAGCCCAGCAGTTGATAAGGGTGGTGGTAGTGTAACATTAACTGGTAAATCCAATACTACCGAGATTACCTTTTCAAAAGGTGCTGGAGATATCATCGGTGCAGATATTTCTGCAATCAAATTTACTGCAAACGGAGCTTCTGCAACAAGTGGTATTGCAATAACTGGTGACCCAGGTGCTAAAGCTAAGTACACTTTTAGTGTTACTTTGACTGCAGCAGCAAACGAAACAATTGAAGCCAGAGCTCAGCAGATTATTGCTACTGCTGCTGGTGGACAGAAGGCTACGGCTACACTGAATCAGACTGCTGGTGATCCATTTATCGAAGTTACACCGACAAAGATCGATGTACCTCAGGATGGTTCTGCAGTTCAGGTTACGGTGGATACCAACACCACATTCACGGTTACTCCCAAATCGTAAAGATACGGAGTTTTGGTATAGTAGGGTGGGATATCTCTACTATACCCCAAATTTAATACTTAAAGTATGGCAAAAGTTACTATACCCTGGGGTGATGGCTCTGGTGATAATTTTTACATAGATTATACCGGAGTTGAAGGGAGTTCAGAATCATTCATAATTTCTGATATTAACCAAACAGGAGTAGAAAGAAGAAAAACTTTAGTATTCAGAACTACAACTTCAAATGTAGTAACTGCATTACAATCCGAGGCTTATTTAACAGTAATCCAAAAAACAGACAGTTTAGTAGTAGCTATGTTTAATAACACAGTTGCTACGTTCGGTACTTCAGAAGTTAAAGCTGGTTGGAGAGATACTAAAAACAATCAATAGATATGGCAAAGTTCGTAGATATAAATTCTCTCAAGGAGAAAAATATCCTTGATGGCAATGAGAAATTGCAGGTATCAGATACTCAATACGGTACTTCAATAGATATAGCTAGGTTATTTACTTTAATAAATCTTAGTAGTGATATACCGATACCCACTAGTTCTACTGGAATGTTAGAAACTAGTTCTACTCTTAAAGTGTTAAAATATTTGGTTTCTGCTATAGCTTCAAATAGAATAAGGATATTTACCCCGATAAGTTCATTAGCAACTTTAACAGTAAATCAATATATAGGATTTGCAATAAAGAACCCATCAGCAGATAAAGTAGCCGCAGTAGTATTAATTGGTAGTTCTATAGATTATGATATAGAATCTTTCAAAAATACTACTTGGACTAGTTTTATGGAGATTGATGATAAAACTATTATGTCTACTCTAAAAAATAGAATATCAATCTCCATAAATAAATTCTTAAATACTAATGCTAATGATGGTAGTAGTGGTTCAGGTACTATAAATGAACCTCTGTCTAATCCATCACCATATTCTGGTACAGATAATTTAAGAACTCTGTTATTGAAAGCTCAGGCTTTTGCTGGTATGAGATCTGGTACTGGTTCTAGTAACAGATTTAGATTTATTTGTGTTGGTAATTTAACAGCTTTACATCCGTTTGGTGTATTATGGTATGATAGTACAAGTAATAAAACCATATTTGTAGAGTTTTTAGGCCCTGGTACTTCCTCATATCCAGCAAATTATGCCATAAAATGCTATGCTGCAACAGGAGATCAATGGAATACATTTATATCTAAAAATGATTCAGATGTATATATTACTATAAAGAATTCTACTAGTGTTTGGTTGACTATATGGGAATTAAAAGGTAGTGGGTCTAGTAGTGATATAAAAGCTGAAGAGGTTTTAGTAGCTGCACCAACTTTATTCGATGAAAATACCTCAAGTACGTGGGATCCAACTGCAGCTAATAATTTACAGGAATTAGTTAATGGACTTCTATACCGAATTGGTGTTAGAATAACCTCAGACGGTCTGAATTTAGGATTCCGTGTTGCACAGGCAAACGGTAAAATAGCAATCATTGCTAATGATCAATCCTCATCAGATTACTCTGTATTCCTGTTCAGTGGTGGTTCTGTTATACACACATACTTGATCGACCAGAGTTATGTCATGGAGTGGATAGGTAACTATTCATCAGATAGTGATATAATAGCTAGCATAGAGAGTGATGGTAGTGAAACAGGTATGCTTGATTTGGCTGGTATAAATAATTTTGCTACTAAGGCATACGTAAAACCGCATGATGGTGTATTAACGACATTCCCATCAGGAAATAGAACAGTTATCCCAGGAGAGAATCTAACTACTAATTTGACATCTGGAACCCTGAAAGTACAAGTTCCAAGTTTGCTTACTGCACAAATAAAGAATGGTCCATTCCGTGATGCTGTAATAGACGTTCCATATGGTGTTACTGTAAAGTTTGCTGATCAAGTAGGTATAGTATATAAAGCAGATGGTGTTGATGGATTTACTGCTACATCTGGTAGAAAGGTATATACTATTCACTTTGTGCCTACAACGTCGTCGACTACTAATATAACCTTTAGAGCATTTGTAAACGTGACAAACTATAAGTAGGATGCTTACTGCTTTTTTTGCTTCACAGAATGGTACAAGTAAAACAGTGCCAAAAACTCTTACATACCAGTTCGAGAATAGTTCTGGTATGGGATTATCCATAATACAGGGTAACCCAGAAAATCCGTTAACTACAAGAACTGTAAATGTACCATTTAGTAATGATCCTTATGTAATTACTAGCAGATTATCAGCGGAGGGGAATATAACTCCTATGATATCAGTTAAGTCAGAAAATAACTGGGTATTAAACATCAGAGTTTATTTAAGGAAGTACGGTACTGCTACTGATACATTCTTAGGAGGGGTAAATATAGATAAAGATCACTATGGTACTAACACTATAAGTGGTACTACAAAAGTTAACTTTGGTGATACTTTAATTTATAGGATAAATTTACTTGATGGTGTATTAACTTCTAAATCAGTTGCTCATACCTTCCCAACAGGTAGTATCCAAGATCCATTCTATGGATTTAGTATGGAGGATTTATACACAACAAGTTTCATAGGTATGGAGTTAAAAAGAGATGAGCCATACCCTTATGACTTGGAAGTAAATTTAGGACCCAGTACAAAAGGTACTTTCGAGGATTGTAATGCAGTAGTAGAGTTCTACGAGAAATATAACGGTAAGATTGGTGAGATAACATTTAAATCCGATACAGAGGATAATATTGGTGAGACCCTAGTTGGTATGGATACTAACAAAAAAGTGGTTATGTATTTAAAGTATGTAACCAGTGCTGGTGTAGTACCCCCAACTCCATCCAAGGTTGCAATTAATTTTACTGTGGGTATTTCTCCTCATTCACCAGGTACAGAAACTACGATATCCATTTATAATAAGGCAAGAACCCAATTATTAAAGAGTGTGACTTATGAAGATGGAGATGTAAGAGTTGGTTCTTCTACAAAGTTTACTAACGTACCTAATAGTGATAACAATGTATATTACTTAGTTATCACTGGGTCTGTAAATAAATCAGAGTTATTTAACTTCTACGATGGAGGAGTATACATTTTCTAAAATAAAAGTATTATGAAAATATCAAAACTTGGATGGCTGTATGTAGCATTGCTAATAGCCTCAGTAATAATCTTCTCTTGTATTTGGAGATGGCTGGACAACGGACTGGTAGCATTCTTGCTCATTTTATATCCGATAGTGTATTTCATTGCCGGATATTTTGCTCATTATCTCAAAATAAAGGCAGCCATTAAGAAAGAATAGGCAATGTCCAGTATCTTAAAAGAACATCAACATAAAACTAAGTTTGGTAAGTTCTTGCATACTCTGGTGCATATCCTTTTGTATATTTGGCAACTACCCCAAAACCTGGCCGGACTTATTTATAGAATAATTCTGAAAGGAGAGAAAAGAATCCTAAAACAAAGAAACACTGCTTTTTATGTAGCTCCTACAATGAATGGGGGTGTAAGTTTGGGAAATTATATCTTCCTTTCTGAAAGATCTGGATTAAAGGAACCTGCCTATGATCATGAGTTTGGTCATTGCATACAGTCAAGGATACTTGGGCCATTATATTTACCCATAGTTGGATTATGCAGTGGTCTTCATTGCCTATTTCATAATAGAAAGAATAATTACTACGAATTCTGGACAGAGAAGTGGGCAAATAAACTAGGTGGAATAGAAGGATATGCTGGTGAGTACCATTATCATAAGGAAGGTGTAATTAGAACTGTTTACTCTAAGTTAAAGGACTTTTACGATAAACATTTTTAACAATGGCAAGAACGGTTAATATCACTCTACCTAAAATATCTGACCTGGTTCTTCAAGTAAAGTTAAACGGTGAATGGCAAACTGTTGAAGCTTTAGTAAGTAACCTTGGTCAAAGTATGCAAATAGGGTATGATAGAGCCGTTGATAAGTTCTCAAGAAACCTACTTGCAATAGTAAAGAAGTCATTAACTTTGGGTATACCACCTGTTGGTGGTGGAGTAACATGGCAACCGCTATCCCCAGCTACTATCCAAAGGTGGGGACAACATCCTATTTATAACCTGACTGGCCTTTATTCAAGGTCAGTTGGGTTATATAGGTATAAATCTAGAGTTCTGATAGGATTACCAATTGGAACAAGAAGATCATCTCAGAAAGGTTTAACATTAAATCAGTTAGCCATAATATTAGAATTTGGATCCAACGATGGTAGGATTCCATCAAGACCAGTGTGGTCACCGTCTCTTAAAGCTGTTGGTGGTAAGAATAGGTTAAAACAACTTATACTAACAGAGATACGTAGAGAACTTCAAAAATATGGTGTAAGACCCAATCAAGTAAAATGGTAAATTCTCAGGAAATTATAGAGAGGTCCATATACATGGCTCTATTGAATATGGCCATTGAATTGGGCTACACTATAAACCCAGAAGACTATCTTCCAACAAGTGCAGAAAATGCTGAAAGGTTTAAGGAAGATCTTAAAAAGATAAAAGATGACAAGGGTTTCTATATATGTATATTCGGAGTTGGTAATAACCATTCAAGAGGTATAAAAGAAACCCCTCGTATAGTAGTTGATTCCGAAGGATTTTATCCTGGAGATATTGGACTACCGAGACAAATAATCGAGAAAGAAGAGGGCATAGGTTATACAGCAACAGAAGTACCCTATGAAACCCTATCACAATATATGAACATAAGATTATGTGCTCATTCTTCAGAACATATGAGATTGTTGCACCAAATTATGTTCTGGTCTGTACCTCAAAGAGGTTACTTAAAACCCTACGATGAACCTAAGTTTCTATTCACAGGAAATATATTCCTTAGGATAGTAAACTTTTACAATATGCCAGATCTGGATAATGGGTTAATGGAAAAAGTATACCAATTTGAAGTACAGGATTGCTTATTAGATAAAAATATTCAACCGGAGTTACTTACTCCAATACGAGATATTTCTGTTCTTCTAGAAAATGCCGATTATACATTAAAAGTACCATAATATGGACAAAAAATTAAAAATACTTTTGGATAAGGTTAAGGAGTCTGATCCTAACCTTAATACAATGGATAGAAATACCAGAATTAGAGCTGGGAATTATCAGTTCCCATTTTCTGGTCAACAAATGGATTATTTATTGCTTAATAACACTTTAATATAATTAAATATGCCACAGACTCCAAGAGTAAGGTTCAACTTTAAGAACCTGAACGTGCAATCTAGTGTTCCTCTGTTGGGCGTAATCAACATGGTAGCTCGTACTACCAAGGGTCCGTTAGAAGACCCAAGTGATTTGATATCTAGCCCATCTCAGTTCACTCGTATTTTTGGTTCGGAGATAGTTCCGGATGGTTCGGTATCGAACATAATGAAGGCACTTGAAATGGGTGCAAAGGTTCGAGTATCAAGAGTAGCTGGTAGTGGAGCTACTTATGGATGGGCAAAACCTATGTCAGTAACTCCAGCTGAATTGAGTGCACCATCTGTATCAGTTCTAGATGGATCTGCTATTATCTCTATAGTAATTTCTGATCCCAGTGGAGCAGAAAATAGTCTTACAATGAATATGGCTATACGCACTAGAGAAGCAGGTTCTCCAGTACTTGATAATACTGGAGTAAATCTGAACCGTCCTTTCTACTTAAAATTAAATGTATCAAAGGAACCATCGTTACGTGCAAGTATTATTCAGTATGGGGCAAGAGATGAGGAAACTCAGATACCAACTTATGACAGTATCTTAAATGAGACACTGTTCTTCTCTGCTGTATCAGCAAATACAACTGATGGTGTAACTACTCCTTCTATAAATGTAGATACTTTACAGAATTTCTTGGATAATGCTCCGAATATCACTTTCGAGGCTATTCAAGGTAAGAATGCAGATGGTCAGGGTACTATGAAAAACCTTGCAACTGGTATTCAGACAATGGAGGATATAGTTTCTATACTGCGCCAGTTCTCTAATTGGAACTCCATGATAATGGTGGGCAAGATTACTTCTGGAACTGTAAGTACTGATGAAGTAAGTGATACTAATGTATACATGGAATGCTCTGAGGGTAGTGCAGGTACTAAACCGACTGCAGATGAGTGGATTTCTGCTTATAAAGCAAGTAAGTCATATTACGAGGCATACTCTGTAATACTTTCTCATATACATCAGCATTTAGACGATTATACTAAGGTATATATTGCTGTAGCTAATGATGTACATAATACATTTGAGAACATTTTGTATGTGGAAGTTCCCAAGTATGCAGCAGGAACACGTACTCCAGCAACAGTAGATGAAACTTTCACTGCTCTGAAGACTATGGTTCAGACTATTGGGCCAAAGAAAGAGGTAGCATATTTCGGAGGTGGTATTAAATACTACAATGAAAACGGTTCTCTTCAGAAATGCGATGTATTGGGTTCTGTAGCCGGATTAGATTCAATATGTGCTTCTACTTATGGGCCTTGGTATTCCTTCTCTGGTATGAATCGTGGTGTAATTGCTTCTGCATTAGGTCCAGTGATGAAGAACTTAGGTGGTCCTGCTGATATAGATACTCTCAATGAGTTTGCTCAGTGGTATATGAACCTGTTCGTAATAAAGAACACTCGTACCCAGGGGCAACGTACTATGCTTTGGAATGGATTCACTTCTAATCCAGTGGATGATTCAGAGAAGTTCATTTCTATAGTACGTCTTAACCTGTATCTGAAGAAGAATCTTAGACCTATTCTGGAGAGCTATATAGAAGAGCCTAATACTTTTGAAACGTGGAAAAGGATATACTACGAAGCAAAGGATCTTCTGGATGACTTGCAGAATCGTAAAGCAATAACTACCTACACATGGTTAGGAGATCAGGATGCACAGAGCTATGAGGATCTTCAGGTTAATAACGAGGCAGATGTTCGTCAGGGTAAGTATAAGGCTCAGCTGAAGTATAAGGAAATTGTTCCAATGCAGGATATAGAGATGGATGTTATCATAGATGTTTCTGTAAATAAGAGCACTGGTGAGATATCCATATCCGCACAGTAATAAACAAATAAATGATATAATACTATGGCAGGAGCTAAAGTAAAAAATCCGAGGAAGAAGTTCTTATGGCAAATTGTATTTGTCAAACATCCCATAAACGCATTCCTCTTTCAGAAGGTTGGTATACCAGAGGTAAGTATTGAACAAGTTTCACATGGTGATGTAAATTACGATGTAAAAACAGCTGGTAGAGTATCAGTTGGAAACTTAACAGCTTCCAAATTGGAAACTACTTCTGGGTCAGATACTTGGTTATGGGATTGGCTTATGTCAGTTCAGGATATGTTGCTTGGTGGGGGTTTAACTCCAAGCCAGTATAAGGAAACGGTACTCATCAATGAGCTGGCCGAGGATGGAGTATCTATCCTTAACTCCTGGACATGTACCGGAGTATGGCCTTGCAAGGTAAACGGACAGGACTTAGACCGAATGAGTTCGGATAACACTCTGGAGGATTTGGAGTTCTCAGTAGATACCTGCGAGAAGCTGTAATAGTGAATCACTAAGGGAGAGCTCAGCAATGAACTCTCCCTTTTTCGTTACAAAATACTATATTTTTCAGAATACTTAACAACTCAACACAATGGAAGATCAAACACTTTATGGTAAGAAACTTACCTTTAAACTACCAAGTGGTTATGAAGTAACCATACGGGAACAGAATGGAGAGGATGATGATATTCTCTCAAACCCAGTAGATGCAAAAACATTTATGAACATCTCTAAATTTATTGCTGGTATTGTAACAGATACCGATATTACGGCTACAAGATTACTCACAGCTGATGATGTTCAAAAAATGCCATCTCTTGATAGGTATACGATTATGATAAATTCTCGTATATTCTCTCTGGGAAAAACTCTTGAATTCAGGTATGACTGGGAAGGCCCAGCAGAGGGTCAAGTAAGAACCATTGATTATGAAGTAGATCTTAAAGAAGAGTTCCTTTTTGACTATGGTACAATTCCTACAATGCAGGAAATGGAAGCAAAACCGAATGCTATACCATTTTATCCAGTATCAAAACAGTCAAAGGGGATAACATTTACAACTAAGAGTGGTAAAGAACTTTGCTTTGATTTACTCAGTGCTGAAGGTGAGTCATACGTAATGAATTTACCAATGAACGAGAGAACTAAGAACCAGGAATTAATTGCTCGTAACCTTAAACTTAAAGTAGGTGAAAATTACGAGATCGTTAAAAACTTCAGAATGTTTTCCTCTCAGGATATGATGGATATTCGTTCCACTGTTAAAGGAATGGATCCAATATTCCCAGGAACTACTCAAATAGAGGACCCAGATACTGGTCAACGTATTATGGTACCAGTAATGGCAGTAGATAATTTTTTCTACCCACGGGAGAACTAGAAGATGTATATTTATATATTGTTAGAGCAAAGATTAGTATTGACTTTAACACTCTAGCAAAGCTCCCATGGCGGCGTAGGAAGAAATTTATAGAAGCTGCCGAAGCATATTACGAACAACTAAAAAAGGAGATGACCCATACATAGGGTCATCTCTCTTTTGTTCTATAAATCTGAAACTATATGGCTTTTACAAGTGGTAGTCCTTCTGCAGGACAACTAGAGATAGGTATAGCTCTTGTCTTACAAGATAGGTTTTCTAACCAAGCAAGAGAAGCCAGCTCTGTTATAAGAGGTTTACATCGGGATGCTAAGAATGCTGTACAGGCTAACTTAACCGCTGTTCAGGCATATACAAATATGTTTGGTGGTATAGCCAGTAATATAGTGTCTTCCTTAGCTACTACAATTACAACTGGAGCTGACTTCATCGATATGATGACTTCAGTGGGAGCTATCTCTGGAGCTACCAATGAACAGATGTCTGGATTATCAGAAACTGCCCAGACATTAGGTTTGAGGACCATGTTCATGTCAAGAGATATAGCTTCAGGTATGAAATACTTAGCAATGGCTGGTAATGATGCAAATCAGATACAGGAAATGATATCTGGTGCTGCAATGATGGCCAATGCTACAGGAATGGAATTGGGAGGTAAAGGAGGTACTGCAGACTTACTGACCAATATAATGAGAACCTTCGGATTGGAAGGTGAAAGAGCTGCTACATTAGTTGGTGACCAGCTTACTAAAGCTGCTATGGCATCTAATATGTCCATGACGGATTTGGCAGAATCTATCAAATATTCCGCAGCATCCATGGTAACTCTGAGACAACAGTTACCTCAAGTAGCTGCTATGATAGGTACCTTGGGTAATGCAGGTATACAAGGTTCTATGGCAGGTACTTCTATCAGAAATATGGCAGACTACTTAACTCAGTCCATAACCAATCCAAATTTCAAGGGAGCTAAAGCTTTAGCTAGACTGGGATTGAGTAAAAAAGATTTTGTTGATGCTACCGGAGATCTTCAAGATTTTGGTGTAATTCTTGGTAAAATAAATGAAGCTACTAAGAACTTATCAACTGTAGATCAGAATGCAGTATTAAAGAGTATCTTTGGTGTACGTGGTATGCGTGCTGCAGTTGCCATAATGAGAGATACTGAAGGATACTTTGATCTTCTAGATAAGATACAAAACCAATCGGCTGGCTTTGCAGAAGGAGTAGTAGCAAAACGTATGGAAACTCTTGCAGGTAAGATTGATATAATTCAGTCTGCTGCAGAGAACCTTATGACTACTTTTGCAGAGGCTATACAGAATAATCCTATCATTATGGGATTCCTTGATATGGTAGGTTGGGCAATATCTCAAGTACGTGACCTAATGGCAACTCCATTTGGACCTTGGATAGCTGGGTTAGCAAGTATAGGTGCTGGTGTATTATGGATTACCAATAAGATAGCTAACTGGAGAGCAAGATGGTTAATACTTAATGGTGATACTCAAGTTACCTTCAGATCAATGGTTAGATTATTGATTGGAGGTTGGTCACAGGCTACTATATCTGCCCAAGCTTACCTTAATATGGAGAGAGCTATCATTGCTCAACGTAAAGCTGGTATAGGAGCAAGTGCTACTATGGTTGCTGCAGAAGCTGGTTTACCAAGATATTACTATAATGGTAATATTCCAGCAAAAATGGGAGCCAATGGTAGATATTATGCTAATACTGGTAGAGGAGCTTCTGGATGGACTGCAGTACCAGCAGCTATGGTAACTACAACTAATGCCGGTAGGATGACAAGAACTCTTATGGGTACTGGTGCAGGAGCTGCAGCTGCTAATGCTGCTTCTCGTGGTGCATTGGTTTCTGTTGGTAGAGGACTGCTTGGATTTGGTTCTAGAATAGTAGGGTTATTTGGGGGTCCTTTGGGATTAGCCATAACCGGTATATCTATAGTTGGACCAATGATATACAGTGCTATCAAAAGTAATCAGGCTTCTAATGAAGAGAATACCCGAGCAACTAATGATCTTGCATCTGCCGTTAGGGCTAGCAAAGAGGGATACAATTTAAGAAAGAGTAATCTCCAAGAGTTAACCGTTCAAGAGATGAGGTGGTTAGTACAGACTCTAGGATTATATACTGAAAAGCTTAATCAAAGAGAGAATAAGGGCAATACCACTATCATTAACATAGACGGTAAAAAGGTATTCGAAGAATATCTCAACGAGAGAGATTCAGAAATAAATGTAGCTGCTGGAGTAAACTAAACAATTATGGCATCACTGATAGGAAAACCAGTTGGAAAAGTAGCTCAAGAGGTAGTTGAACTTGAGCAGGGGAGAATATTTCAATCCCCAATAAATAAGGTATGGAGATCTCTTATATTAATTAATAGGAAGACTTCTCCAATGGCTAAAGCTGAGCCGGATGAAAAAAATAAAGAGTCTGATGCCATTAATGCTCATATAGCTAGAAATGGTTCATATTCTACAGCTCAATCTAAAAATCCTTGGTATAAAGATATCATAGAAGCTAAGAAATCAGGTGTAGACCCAGATAAAATATTAAAAGCTAAATCTATTGATTATACCTTAGCTAATAAGTTAACCTCTGAACTTATAAAGAATGATATAGTAATAGCTAACCTGAATGTATCACCTGCAATTAGTTTAGTGATACAGAATCGTCCAGATAGGTTAAGGGTTGAACCCGCTGCTACTTGGGCAGCTGTTAAATCCATGGGTCGTAACAATCCATTCTATTTCTATACAGGTGGAGAAGATACCATAACCTTTGATATATCATGGTATTCAATAGATGCAGATCACAGGGATGATGTAGTCAATAAATGCAGGCTATTGGAATCATGGGCAAGAGCTGATGGGTATATATCTTCTCCCCCTACCTTAAGAATACAGTGGGGAAATTCTGGATTATTTGAAGATGACCTTTTCATATTGGCTTCAGCTCCATACGAGTTAACTAACTTTCAGAATGCTTCTCGTATGATGAGGAGATATGATAATGATCCAGATACTGGTCAGAGGATAACTAATACTGTTAGCCAACCATACGACCTTAAATTATTACCCAACTGTGCTACTCAAACTCTCACTTTCAAAAGGGTAACTAAAAACAATAGAACCTGGGAAGAAATAATTCCATCTAGTAAATTGCAATATACGCCTGGAGTAATTCTTGATGGTGGGGAAGTAGATTCTCTAGAAAATACTGATACAGAGAGAATAGGCACACAAAACTAAATAATTATGGTAACTATTCCTGGAACAAGTCCCTATGATGATAGTTATGTAATAAAGTTCCCAGATGGAGATATCTCATTGGAAAGAAATATATCATCTATATCTACCGATTATCTAATACACACCGTACTTGAAGGAGAAACCATACAGAACATTGCCTTCAAGTACTATGGTGATTCTGGATTTTGGGGAGTGATTGCTGATGCCAATGATATACTCAATCCATTTGAGGACCTTCATGCAGATATGGAGTTAATCATACCAAACTATGGAGGATAGCAAACCGGTTCTCTTAAATGGTAATGGTACACCATATCTTGCAATATTCGATGGTGCAGGATCTCCAATAATGGATATCTTCAATGACCTGCCAATCGGTATGGAGGTAGAGAACTTTAATTACAAGTATACTGAAGGTAAAGGAGACAAAGGTAAGTTTACTATAGTAACTGACTTTGTGGATATAGTAGATCATCCATCTCTGCAATTCAAAATGCCTTTGAAAATACAGTGGGGATGGATATTTAGTGATAGCTCTTTTAAGTCTAGTCCTGTAAGGCTAGTGAATGTAAAAAGTCATCAGATAGAATTTACTCCAGATGGTGTAAGGTTTACCATAGAATTTGCTGATGCAAAGATGTTCTTGGAAGCAGAGCCATCAAAATTTGTGGGAGATAAGACCGATTATCTGGAAGTATTCAATGAATTAGCCATGGGTAATATGCCAATGACAGTAATTGATTATTCTGAGAAAGCTGGTGTACATTTGGAAATAAGAGATAATAATCCATGTGATGGCAAAACAGAGCAACGAGAAAAGTAAGCCTTGCTTACCTTGTTATACAAAGATACAAAATAATGAGGAAGTAGATGATGGATTGGTGGGTGTAAAAATACTAGACCTTAGTCCAAGTAATTTAGCCAAACCATATCAGGATCCAGAGAGATATAAATTAAGACCAGTACCAGCAACTTATGCGGAAGGAACCGTTATTGTTGGTTCAGCTACATTCCTGAATAAGTATTCTCAGTTAGTTGGTATTGCTAAGGCTATGGCTGGTGGGCCAAACTTTGTGGATACTCGGGATAATAAGATAGAGATACATAACGGTAAGCAATCTGGTAAAACCGTATTTGCTTATACTTATGCTGGTGGTACTGGTGAACTATTGGAATTCAGAGTTCAAACCAAATATGTTCAAAGTATAGAGGCTGGTAAAGCTTCAAGTGTGGATCCAGATACTAAAACGGTAGAAACTGATTTAGTTCAATGTGTACCTACAAATGATGATCCATGTAAGCCGGATGCTTATGTAAGGTGGAATAAAGCTACTCCACTATTGATACAGAGAGATGTAACCAGGATGTCTAAAATAAAGGGATCTCTTGAAACATTATCTTCTGTATGTCGTAAATTAAATACGGTTAAAACTACACGTACTGTATACAACTCAGTAGAGGATGCTAAGCAGCAAATAGCCTCAAATCCCTCACTAACTGAAGAAGAGGTTAAAGCATACAATTCTCAGATAGAGTCAGAATGGAGAACTTATTTGAGGAAGTTAGATGAATATGAGAAAGCTTTATTAGACTTTAATAATAAGGTAAGACAAGGTATAAAGGTAGATGAAGAAGATGCTCCTAAATTACCTCTTCCACCCGATGAAGTATCTTATTTTATTATAAAGAGGAAGGTATTGATACAAGTAGATCCATTACAATATGCTCCTAAGGATAGTAAAGCTTATTGGCAAAATAGATGGAGACAAGGTTATAATGCTCTTAAAAAGAACAAGGAGATAAACTTAGTCATTCAAGGATCTTCAGATGAAAGACCGTATGGAGATTATCCCTATGATTATCCTGGTTCAGATCGTTCAAAGGTACTTATAGAAATGGAATTAGAAGTACAAGTACCCGGTGTACGAGTAGTATCTGATCCATTGTTTGCTACCCTTGGAGAGTTTATGTCTAATGACATAATAGAATCAGTAAATAGCCAGATTAAATCCAAAGCTAAGTTTGTTGGTAACCCATCAATGGAGTCTTCTCAGATTATTGAGATCAAGAATGTTGGTGAAAAATATTCTGGTGATTGGTATGCTAAAGAAGTTGAACATAGCTTTGATACTGGGGGATATTTTACTGAGGTGACTTTTGAAAAGAAGTCAAGAAACTCCATAATCAATAAGATATCTACTTCTGTTAATATGCAAGAAGTATTCCAGAAATCTCATGATATAGCTAAAGAGTCTTATACTACCGATGCTTGGAAGATACCAAGTAAAATTAAGGCAGAAGCTAGGAAGCATAGGGCATCTATATGGGAAGAGGAGTATAATAGGACTGGAGATAAACCAAAGATTGGTACACAAATAGTTGTACGTCAAGATACAGATCCTCATAAATGGGAGATATTTGATGCTAGAACTGATTTTAGAGTAGATAGGGATATAAGCCCAAAAGAGCAATGAATTTATATGAACTAATTCAACAAAGGGGTATAGAGGCAATAGGTAGGTTCTATTCTACATATCGAGGAATTGTTATAACTAATTATGATCCAGATTCTCAGAATAAGGTATGTGTATACTTACCAAGTATATTGAGAGGAGTAGAAGTTTGGGCTTACCCTAAACATCAACAAGGGGGTCCAGGATCTGGATTCAAATGGTTATCACCAAGGGAAGGTTCTATAGTATATGTAGAATTTGAGAACGGAGATCCAAGACACCCTCTATGGTCATATCATGGTTGGGCCATAGGTGAGATGCCTCCAGAATTGAATAAGCCCAATGTACTGGGATTTATAACCCCGAAAGGCAATAAAATTATACTGGATGAAAGTGATTCTGGAGTATTAACTGCAATAATTCAGCAAGATATAATTATTAAATCTCTAGACGGTAATATAAACGTCGATGCGAATAGTATTATAATGCAGGGTGGAGAAGTTGGTATTCCAGAATCTACCTCAACAGTAGAGAGACTAAACAAAATAGAGCAGGATATAAACAATCTTAAACAAGCTTTCACATCATGGACACCAACTCCTCAGGATGGTGGGGCTGCTCTAAAGACTGTTGTTGCATCTTGGTCTGGTAGTAAATTAACCGAGACTAAGGTGGAAGATATAGAAAGTGAAACTATTAAACAACCTAACTAATGGCAAACTATAATCAACTCAACACAATTGGTAGTGGGCCTTATTTTCCCATAAAGTTAGAACAATCAATAGGTAGTGATGGTAAACCAGAATATATAGAAACTGTAGTCAGATATAAAGTTACACATGATTTGGATTACTCTACCGATCCGAACATTATAGCTAATGGTAATTTTTTAGATGAGGTAGATACTTTAGATCAAGAATTCCTAAAATCTACCTATCCCGATGATGTGGTAATTGGGGATAGAAAATCTCTTAAAAGTAATTCTATTGGTGGAGCTGCTATAGAGGGTTATTTACCATATTCTAATATTCCAACTTCTTTACAATTACAACTGGGTGGTATCAAGAATGATGGTAATAAATGGTGGTATGAATCAATAAAGACATTAAGTGGTTCTAATAACACTGCTTGTTCTTGCTGGACATTCTTTGTAAACAAAGACTGTAAATACATTAAAATAGAATTCGAATTAGAACCTCAAACTACATTCACTCATATGTCTATGAGAGTATATAGAATGAGTGAATATACTTATATATGGGATATACCATTGAATTCTAATAAAGGAGTGATCTGTGTAAAATTAGAGAAAAACCAAACAGTTTTACTATTCTTACCAGAAAATGAGGGTGATGTGCTTACTGGTACTAAGTCAGTGAATATGATAAGTTGTAAAGTATCATATACTAATGAATCAGTGCCTGGTATGGTATATACAACCGAAGAAACAGAAATAAAAAGAGTGCCTAAAATAGGATGGTATGTTCTAAATGGTGATATAGCTTTAATAAAGCAAAACTTAACAGCAATACTTACATATCAAATTGGTCAAAGATTTAGGCAAGAGGACTTTGGCTCTAGGACTTGGGAATGTTTAGAAGAGCCAAATACAAGTGCACTTAATCTGATGATTAAGAATTTTGTAAAAGATGGTATAGCTGCTTGGGAACCAAGAATCAAAGCCTTAAAAGTATTTGCTCTTAAACCCACAAAAGAGTCAATACGACTCCTGATATATTTCAAAGTACAGAACTCACAGAAAGTAGAAGAGTTTAACTTCCAATATAACTTAAACAACTTAACCACAGATGTCTACTAGCAATCCATGGCTTACCCCTTTTCAAAGGTCATACAATGACATAAAAGCCAAATTAATTCAATCTCTTAATGAAAGGGTTCCAGAGATTACTGATATGAGTGAAGGTAATATATTTATACTCACTTTATCCATATTTGCAGGTATTGCAGAAGTTATACACTACTATATAGATGGTATGGCAAGAGAAGCTTTCTTACCAACTTGTAGAAGGTATTCATCTCTATATAAACATGCCAAACTAGTGGACTACCATATAAAATCTGCTATACCATCTTCTGTAGACCTTACAGTATACATGCAGGATGGGACCTCATTTCCAGTAGATATCAATGTACCACAGAATACAGTATTTAATTCTAAGGATGGTAAACCTTGGATAACTACTAGAAATGTAACCATTGAAAAGGGAACATATACTTATAAAGTTCCTGTTGCACAGAAGGAGGCTGTAGCTGAGGTAGAATTGGGAACTTATACTTCTCATGATATAATCATAACCTTGGGTGATCTGCCAGCTGATAGGAAGTATGTAGAGGGATCAATGGTACTTACCATTGACGGTGAAGCTTGGACCTTGGTGGATACCTTTGCCTATTCTGGTCCTGGTGATAGGGTGTATAAGGTAGAATTGGATAGTACACTCCAACCGTATTTGGTATTCGGTGATGGTCAATTCGGTAGAAAACCAACCATCGGTTCTCAAATAAAAGGTCAGTACTACCTTACTTATGGTTCAAGTGGTAATATACCATCTAACCAATTTGATAAGGTACCAGAAGTAATGTCTGATGTAACTTCTGGTTTATCAATTACTAATACCATAGCTGCAACTGGTGGTTCTGACTATGAGGATTTTGATACTCTGAAGGAGCATATTCCACTCAGTATAAAGACTCTTGGAGTAGCCATTACAAAAGAGGATTACGAAGCAATAGCTATGCTCATAGACGGTGTAGATAAAGCCTACTGTAATTATATATGCGGTAAATATGTAGAAGTATATATTACCCCAGATGGTGGTTCAGAAGCTAGTACCGAACTTATCAACAATGTTAAGCAGAGGATGGAATCCTCAAAAGTACTGACTACTAGAGTAAGTGTATATTCTACACATGCAGCAAAGATATACTTATCTGCAACTATAACGGGTAAGAAATCATTTAAATCAATAGATATAAGCAATCAAGTTAAGAAAGCTTTACTGGATGCTTATAACTACCAGAGTTCTGGCATAAACAAATCGGTAAGGCAATCTGATTTATATGCCCTAATGGATAATCAACCCATGGTTGACTTCCTTACCATAACCGAGTTATACTTATTGCCGTACCCAATAGCTATAAATATAAATTCTCAGAATACCGAAGAGATAGTATCTGTACCAGCATTGAACATAACATATTTCAAAATGATATCGTTCAATACTGCAACTCCAGAGACTGACTATGAGAATTGCTATATTCAGACGGTAATAGAAGATGGCAATGCTTTCTATAGAATATTCACCAATAAGAACGTATCTGGTAATGCCTTATATACTGGTCAATATGGTAAACCAATAAATGTAAGCTTATACAAATCTAAGTTTACTATGACCATCAACTTACCAGTTGAAAATGCAAACTATGAAAATGGTACAGTATATCAGTTAACTACCCAACCAATGGGAAGCAATGGCAGACTGGTAGATCTTATACCTCATAACTATAATATACCAGTTATCAGTTCAGATAACATAACCTTAACAATCAATGAAGTGGTTTAATCCAGCGAAGACATTCTTCAGGGATTACATCTTCAGTAACCTTTTTGACCATTACTACAAAGCCAATGATACTTATCAAGATTCAGAAGGCAAGGGTATATTCGAAAGGTTCATAGATGTATGTTCTGGCTATTTCGATACTGAGGTAATGCCCGATATAGATAACTTCATGGAATGTCTGGATGTGGATAAAGCCAATCCTATATTCCTGAACTATCTATGGGAATACTTTGGGTTCATCCCTTATGCTTATGGCGTATTAACTAAGGGAGAGCCCTATACAGAGGAGAATCTAGAGAATTGGGTAAAAGAGGACAGGGGTTTTCCCACTGCTGATTGCCGGTTAGTTCTAAGATACGCCATATCACTGTATAAGATTAGGGGAACTAAAAAGTTTTACGAAATCTTAGGTAGATTTTATGGTGTAACTTTTAACCTTACAGAAGTAGAAGGCAGTACTAAAGCTGTAACTGGATTTTCTGGTGATGGGTCAGTAAAGTATGACAATGTTTCTTACTATGATACTCCATCAGCTACTTATGATACAGAGACAGATTGTTGGGAATGTGTTCCTATGATTTTAACTATCGGTATACCAAAAGGTCAATGGAATTTTATGACCAAGAAAGATCAAGAGATTCAGGAAAAACTTTTAGAAGAATGGAAGTCTATGAATCCCTATGCTACAGAAGAAGAGATTCAGCAAGCTAAGGAACAGATATATACTGAGCATCCATCAGATTATAGTGATAAGGTAAAAGAGACTTTGATAAACATAGTTAACAAATATCTGCCAGTAAATGTAAAGTACTTTGAACCAAATGATAGTTCAGTGGTATTTGAACAAACTTCTGCAGTAATTTATATCGTATAACATGCCACTGATCTCATTATTATTTGCAGCTGCCCAAGATCAAAAATTAGACAATGCAGTTCAATCTTTAACAAGGTCATCCCTAGAGTTAGCGGAAGCAGCTTCTAACTACGGGGCATTAAAGGTAATCTTCGGTATCTTTATGGTATTAGTTCTAGTATTGGTAGTGATGTTTATGTATACCATCTGGAACTTAAACAAAAAGATATCTGTAGTATCAGAGTCTTCTAGTAAGGTCACAGAATTCTTCGATGGAGCTGCTGATTCTACAATAGGTGTAACTGAGGCACAGATTCTTATACGAAGGGAATTCAATTGCCTTGGTCATATACTTAAGTATGCCATACTACGAATAAGACTCGAGAATCATATAGATAATAAAGAGTCAGTAATAAAGAAAGTAGACATATTAGTTAACAATGAGTATTCAGAACTATGTGGGCTTATGTCTAACTTTAATTGTAATGGCAAATCTCTTTCGACCATATTTGAACTTCAAGATAATGAAGCAATAAAAGATATGGTAATAGAACAAATATACATACCCAAGGATCAATTCTCCATTTCAAATATGGATCAATCAGTAAGTATGTATCTCAATGGATTGAAATTGATGTACCTTAAAAAATTATAACCATGGAACGAAAATTATTACCGATCATTGACTTTGCTCATGGGTCAGATGTACCTGGAAAACAATCACCAGATGGTAAACATAAAGAATATTTATGGAGTCGTAAAGTAGGTGGAATGCTAGCTGAACGTCTCAAGCAGGAGGGATTCAAGGTAGCATTCACTAATACCTCAGATAAAGAAATCGGGTTATCTAGAAGAAGAGAAATTGCAAATAATCTAGATACTCCATTTGGGGGAACTAAATTTCTGCTATCCCTCCATAATAATGCCACAGGCATGGGGAATGAATGGTGCACTGCAAGGGGATTTGAAATTTATACTACCAAGGGCCAGACTCGTTCTGATTTATTTGCTACAGTAATATTTGAGCAGCTTCAGGAAGACTTCCCGATTACCGATGGATATAAACACCGTATGGATAAATCAGATGGTGATCCAGATAAGGAAGCTAACTTTACTGTACTCATGGGAAATAATTACTGGGGAGTACTGCTTGAGTGGCTCTTCCAGGATAATCCAGATGATGTAGCTTTATTAGAAGATGATAATGTAAACCATAAATTGGTTGAGTCTTTAACTAAGGCACTCATTTTCATAGACGAAAACTTGGATAAATTAAAATTGTAGATATATGGCTAATAATGTAACCGTGGTTAATAACGGTGTAGTTCAACAGAGGTTCTATCAAGTATATGGTGACTTGATTGAATCCAAAGAAACCATGGAACCCATAGCTATTGCTCATGGTAATGGTCCTATATGTGGATTTGATATTGTAGATACTTCTACTGATCATGTAATAATCCGTGGTTCATGGGATCCTAATTTATCTAGTGATGGTATATCCGCTCCATCAGTATTAAAGAAAGCTAATCGTAGAGTCATAATATCAGATGGGGAAAATAATGGTGGAAATGTAGTTAATGCCATAGTAACTAATGATGGGCTTATACATATATGTCCAGTTACTCTTGATTTTACTAATGTAAAGCCAACTGGTGGATGGTTTGATCTAAATAATCCAAACAGGTTTGTGGCTTTTGCCATGAAAGTAAGCCATACCTATACTCCAGTGGCAGATGCTAGTAACATTGGGGTTAGTGATTTTAGTATTACTTGGTTAACACTAGAAAAGAGTACTGGTGGTACTTATAGTCCAGCAGAGGTAGCCTCTTTAGACTTCTCATCCCTTGTAGGCACTATATTACCATCTGGTTGGATAAATAGGAATACTGATTCTTTAGTTGGTATATACATTGTAGGGTATGACCCAAGTTGGGGAGACAACGATGTATATGCCTCTTTCGGATATAAAATGGCTTTGGTATCATATGATGGTAAATGGCCAGTTAGTCCTTTCACAAACGGGTCATTTGATATCCTTTCACTTAATCAGAAAGTAAAGAATATACCAGTCATAGAGGAGGATGTTGATAGCCTGAAAGGATTGAACAGTATACTTCAGAATCAGGTGAATACTCTGGGTAAGGGTATAGAATGCGATTATGATTTGAATATATATGTTACAGATGAAGGAACTGGTAATGGTACAGTAAGTATTACTATAAAGAAGCTGGTGTATCTCGGAGTAAGCCTCTATGAAGGAGCTGGGAAAACCTTCACCAGTAATACCATGTATTTAAACAATATAAAGGCCATATACTTAGACATATTATCATCTGATACTAATCCAGATACTGGTTTACCTTCTATCTCTAAATGGGGATTAAGTCTTGGATTAAGTACTGTTAGGTTAACTAATCCAAGTGACATTAGGGGAGGCATATCTGGTGATTTTCAAGGAACTGGAGAATCTGGTTCTATATCAGCTGGTATTATATGCCTAATCAATAAGAATGGTCAAATGACTGACTCTTATTATGACCTAGTAGGTAATGGTAAAAGTTCAAAAGTAGTAAAACCCTCTGATGATCCAAGTTATTATCTGGCATTGGTATTAAATAACTTCTTTAATAGGTTTGCTAATACCGCTGATGTATTGGATACATCATCAGAAAGGGATAAGAGATATACTAGAGTATTCATAGATACGAAGAGTGGAGGTTTAACTTCAAGTGATACTTGTGGAATAACTTTCAGATTGTACCCAACAGGTATAAACTTATCTTGGTATGTATACCTTAGTAACACTTCTTCCCCATATACACAAGGTACTTTCAGGTTAGATTTGAATTCTGAATTGGATTTACATTTCAAGCCTTATGTATTAAAGAATCTATACGACTTCTATAAGAAGGTAACTGCTCAGGCATCTGGCGGGAAGTTGTTATTGCAAAGTATGCCATTGATGGTGAATACTACTCAGACTGGATTAGAGCAAGAAGTAAATGGTCATATCTTTGTTTACTTACGAAATGATTCATCTGATAATTTCTATTTGGAAGTAGTAGTGAGTACTATAAGTGGTTCATCTTCTGCTATCAGAAGTACTTATTTTGGTACTACATTTATCCCATTTATGTTGAATGATGTATGGGATTTATGTAACATTGGAGATGTATCAATTACTCCAAATGTATAGATACATATTAAACACAAGCCATAGTTGAGTTGGTTAAGTGGGGCCGGAGTGGGATTATGTTTAATCCTGCTCTGGCTTTTTTATTGTCTAAGATCTACAGCAGCTTGTTCTAAAGTTTTTTGTATGTTCTTTCTCATGTGAGAAAACATATTTACTGCAAATTTATCTCTTGGCAACTCAAAGTAATCAATCAAGTGAAGGATAGATAACTTACCGTGTGATTCCTTTATTCTTGACTCAAACCATTTGGGGGGTTCAAGCTGTATCTTCATAACCAAATACTCATCAGGTGTAAGATGTTCTTTCATGTATTCATGGAATCTTTGTGATTGTTCTTCCTTGATACGAGTTTCTTCTGAGTCATCAAGTAATTCCTTGTTATTATCAAATAGGACTTCAAATGAAGTTAACTCCTGATTAAATTCTGCCTGTTTAGTATAGGCATTACGCAATAACTTACTCTTGAAAGTTTGAAGGGAAGATAAAAGAGTGGCCTTTAATCTTTCTTCATCATACTCACTTTGATATTTATTGAATACATACAAGAACTTATCCCAGAAAAAAGAGTTGATTATATCTGGTGTAACATTAAATCTTCTAGAATCTATTCCCCTTACTAATCTGCGGATTAATGGTTTACAGGTTTTATACAACCTATTAAACAAATCCTCATCATAAGGTTTTAATTCTGTTAACCGATGTAGTTCACTTCCGTTATTGCCCTTCATAGTAGTAAAGATTTTTTAACAATGCAAATATCTGTCTCTTATAC